ATTTTAGAAAGTGATAATAGCCACATCATAGAAGAGGTTATTGAAATAACAAACAAACACTATAAAGAAAATTAAAATGAACCTATTAACACAAAACACAAAAATAAAAGAGACGGGAAACTTTCTAAAAAAGAAAGTATTTAATTTCTCTATTCCCGCTTATAAAAGTCAAACGGGTAAAGTTACTTGTCCCTTTGCGGATAAATGCATTAAATTTTGTTATGCTCAAAAAGGTAACTATAAACGTTTCCCTAGTGTACGGAATGGAATGGAGAAAAAATACCAATTAACAAAGGAACCTAATTTTGTAGACTTAATGAATAAAGAGATACAAAAGAAAAAACCCGATTTCATTAGAGTGCACGATAGCGGAGATTATTACTCAAAAGCCTATTTAAATAAATGGTTGACTATTGCAAGGGAAAACCCAAAAGTTAAATTCTATTCTTATACCAATAGTATCAAATTTATTAAAGAGCTCCAGGAGATCCCTGGGAATTTTGATTTTATCTTTAGTGATTCTGGTAAGCAAGTCAACCTAATAGATAAGGCCAAAGATAGACACACTAAAATTTTTAATTCTATTGATAGCCTTAATAAACTAGGTTACAAAAACGCATCTAAGATAGACTTATTTGCTACTAAATGGTACAACCCTACAAATAAAGTAGGTTTAATCTTTCACTAATTAAAAACTAATAAGATGGAAATAATAATTGACAAAGAATATATAAACTATATTAAAGATAAAAGGGAAAGTAAAAACGAAAAACTATTCCTTTCACTTGATAATAGATACAATAAATTTGGAACCTTAAACAAATACTAAAATGGAAAATCAAATAAAACTAGATAATATTAATTTAATAAAAGCCTTATTAAATGAAGGGAATAAAAAAGAATTTAATCAAACCCCCGAAAATGTTTGGGCTGTTTGTTATGAATTCTATAAATTCTTTGAAGTTTACAAAGATGAGCTTTACAATAATTTTGACAAACATATTGAAGAGACTATTGATAAAGTAAAAGATCCCCTTTGTGAATTCCCCTTATTTTGCATTACAGCTTTTGGGAATGCTTACAATAATTATAAAGAAAAAGAAAATGAAGTATATTAAAAAACTTACACAGCATTTCTATACCGTTGAACTTGACAATAAGTACTTTATATCAAACCAAAACGGGTTTAGCAAAAGGATATCATTTGAACAGTTCGACAAACTAAACACTAAAGAATAACAGCACTTTTTTCAATTTGGTTTTTGTTTGTTTACCCTCTAGGATTAATTTTCTAGGGGGTAATTTTTTGCACCTATATTTTAGTAATGTATTGGAAATGAAAGTAAGTTATTTGTTGAGTGTACCGCCTTGCCTTCGTTTCAAGCCCTTACAGCCACTTTAAGCCCTTCCAGGATACCTTTATACCACTTAAACATAGATAAGCCCTTAGAAGCTCTTATTTAAAGCCATTATTTTAACTGTTGTATCTACAACTATTGTATAAACAAACGTAAAATGAAGATCGGTGGGGTTGAGGTATGCGGTTTCAGAAAATCAATGTAAAATGAATGCGGAGGAGGTTGAGGTATCAGGTTTAATAAATTCAAAGGGTATTAAAAGGAAAACCCCCTGAAGAGCGAAAAACAGAGGGTGTCCTAACTTAAACTTAAAAACTATGAAACAAATATTAAGAATATAAACTTTGGTAGGTTGCATATTCTGTATCAAATATAATAAAAGTATTTTAAATAACAAGGGGTTATTTGAGAAAAGAATATAATTACCCTTAGCCTGACTAAAAACGTTGTGATAATCTAATGTTTTGTATGAAACTATAAGCCCACTTGTGGTGGTCTATGTGATTATCTATAAGAATAACTGACTTTTTACAAATTGTTTTATTTTGATATTTAGTACAGAAATGGTTATTAGGGGTTATATATGTATGAGTCAAAAGTTTACTTTAGAAGTACCGCAAGAACTGTCCGCTATACCACTAAAACAATATCAGAAGTACCTGAAAGTTATGGAGGGGAATGAAGATGCTGAAGATAATGAATTTATCAATCTAAAGGTATTAGAGATATTTTGTGGAGTTACAATGAAGGAGGCATATAAGTTACCTCTAGCAGAGTTCTCATTCATCATAAACCACATTGTAGAAATATTTAAGGAGGATACTCCACTGCAAAGGGACTTTACATTAACTGACCCAAAAGGGGATAGTGTGACGTTTGGCTTCATACCTAAACTAGATGATATTAGTCTAGGTGAGTTTATTGACTTAGATAATTATATAGGTGACTGGCAGCAGATACACAAGGCTATGGCTGTTCTGTATAGACCTATAACGTTCCAGAAAGGGGATTTATATTTGATAGAGGACTATGAAGGTTCAGATAAGTATGCTGAGGTAATGAAGGATGCCCCAGTGAACGTAGCTCTAGGTGCGGTTGTTTTTTTTTATCGTTTAGGGAACGTTTTGTCGAGTTATTTACTGGACTCTTTGACGGAGCAGATGAAGACGGACAAGGAGCTAATAACGGATTTGGAGCAAAATGGGGATGGTATCAGTCAATATACGCAATCGCTAGAGGAGATGTCACAAAATTTAAAGAAGTTGCTGAATTATCAGCTTCCGAATGTTTGACTTGGTTAGAATTTGAGAAGGAAAAGAATGATCTAGAAGCTAAAATGATAAAACAAAAAATGAAATGAGGCAAGTATATACCGTAATAGACAAATTAAAAACAAAGCTCAAGGAAAATGGGATTACCAATACTGTAACTTTTGGTGATATACTAGAGGTTGATTTGGATAAAACAACAATCTATCCCCTATCCCATATATCAATGGGGGAAGTGACATTCTCACCTCATATAATTAATGCAACCGTACAGCTATTCTGCTTAGATATCGTAGATAAAAACAAGGAATTGACCGATGAAGACCTTGTTTATGGTAATGATAACTTACAGGACATACTAAACACTCAACTGCAAGTCATAAACGATATACAACAAGAGCTACGTAGGGGTGGGTTATTTGAGGATAACTTGCAAATAACAACTGATATTACAGCCTCACCATTCATAGATAACTTTGAAAATCAATTAGCAGGTTGGGCAGCGACCATTAATATAGAGATGCCTAATAACGAACACACCATTTGCTAATGGCTGCTAAATATAATTACAAATATTCAGGGAAGGTACTAGAAAACTATAAGAAGATTGTAGCTGAGGAAATGAAACGTCAGCTAAACAAACCTGATAGTCGTTTAAGTAAAAGTATTGAAGGTAGAAAACTAAGGGGTAAGGATGGTTTTGGTATCTATATGAATGAATATGGGGTAAATGTTAATCAAGGTCGTACAGCAGGGAAATTACCTAATATGTACAAACTTGAAGATTGGATTGACAGGAATCAATCTAAGTTAGGAATTAAAGATGCTACACCTAAAGGACTAAGAAAAGTTCTTTTCGCAATAGGAAATAGTATAAAGAAAAGAGGTCTTAAACCAGTAAGATTTATAGATATTGCAATAGAAAATATTGAACCCAAGTTAACTATAGACCTAGCTAATGCTTATATGAGGGACATAAACGAGATAATTGACGAGTCTACCCCTAACGCTAAGAAGGGTTAAGGTTACACTTTACCAAAACAGAGTTATATTATAAAGGATGTAAGTAATGATAAAAATAAATGCAAGGAGTCCATTTTACCTAGAAGCTGATATAGGTGATATACCACCTCCAACAAGCCCTACGAAAACAATTCAAGTTCAATGTGGTGACACATATAACACAGGCATAGATGTTGGGAATACTATCTACGAAGTTTCTACGTCTGAAACAGGTACAATGACTATAGATGTTACTGGTAATGATGTACCAGTTAAATTTATAGTTGAATGGGATGGTGTGGAGCAAGTTAACACTGGATTTATTGGATTTGATCAGTATGATCCAGAATTGTTATTAGCAGGTGTTCAGCAGTCTGAAATAAACACAGGAGACCCTTCCAATAAAACTACAACCCTTACATTTAATAAAACCTCAGTTACTCCTGAATTGGTTACGGTTAAAGCTATAGCTCCTTTAGCTAATGATGACTATTCCTTAGTGTTTAATTGTCCTCAGCCTCAAGCTGTAGTTATAGAGAGAAATACAGAGATAAACATTTGGTTTGATTCTTCTGGGTCAATGAACTCAACATTAACACCCCTTCAGTCGATGGTCGCAAACAACTTAAAAGATTGTTTGGTTCAATATTATGATAACGATCCTAATAGATATGACACTTATGTTAGAACTAGGAATTTTAGTGATGAAAGAACATTTAAAATTGCAGCAACATTACCTACTATTACAGGAGCAACTAATGTTATTAATTTAATATTCCAAGATGAAGCTAAGGTTATTTATCATAATTCAACCTTTGATGCTGGGTCTAGAAAAGCAACTTATGATGGTGACATAACAAATTTAAGAAACGTTCTATCAAGTAATCCAATAGAATATATAACACCAATAATATTCCAAGTAGAATACTATGAGTCTGCTTTTAAAGATATGATGCAAGCGGTTGAGAATGATTATGGTCAATATAGCGGAAGTTTTGGGCTTAAAGACTTTAACCAACAGGTTAAGTTCTATTATGACCTTGAAGATGGTAAGTCATATTCAACTCACCCAAACTATTATAGAGATTATATTATTCAAGCAATAAACGACTTAGGGTTTAGTATAGTTTGCCCTTAAATATATATAAATTATGGCAACAACAGATAGTGCGCAACTAAAATTATGGGTTTACAGAGGTAATTTTGGAGATAAGGATTCTTCTAATCCTGATTATATTATAACCAAAACAAGATTATCTACTGAGACTAAAATTATATTTGAAATAGGTGAGCTTATACAAGACTACATAAAGATATACTTTGATGGTGATTATTCTACAATAGAACAGACTGCTTGGGTGGAATGGGAGATCACCAAAACCTTATCAGATGAAAGTCAAGAGGTTGTAAATGGTAGCGGTATAGCTTTTGATGGTTATGGATATTTTGAGGATGGTATTAATCCACAATTAAGTTATGGTTTACTGCAATCGAATAAGACAATGTATGTTAAGAGTGGTGATAACCCTTATATTCCAGTCTTTGTAGGTAATGGGGGAAATGGAACTTTTCAGGTTAAGTATTATAGTGGATCGACATTATTAAGTACAATTACACTAGGGAACACAGTAACACCTTTGACAGTAGACACAACATCTATAAGAGCTGATTCTACTTTATATACAGCGGATATGACTCAGATTTTAAATCAATCTAGTAGTTCTACAGTAGGAGGCATAGTCGCACAGGGTTCACCAGATAGAGTTGTGATTACTGATGTTAATGGTAATGAAGAAGTTGTATATGTAAAATATATAGAGGAATGCAAACAGACTCCTTACAAGGTTTCATTCTTAAACAAATTTGGTGTAGTGCAACCAATATACTTCTTCAAAAGAAGGGATGAATATGTTGACGTAACAAAAGATTCTTACTACGTGAATACAGTTGAAAGAAGGGAGTCTTCTTTATATTATTCACTAAACAAACCCTCTAAGAATATATTTAATGTTGAGGCAGGTAAAAGAATAAAGATGAACACTGGATTTGTTGATGAAGGGTTTAATCAAGTTATTCAAGAACTTATTATGACGGATCAAGCTTGGATAGAAGAGGATGGAGTCTCTTATCCAATAATACCAACAACAAAGTCACTTCAATACAAAACATCATTAAATGAAAAGCTAATAAACTTTACGGTAGAATTTGAATACGCTTACACAGAGATAAACCTTATTAGATAATGCAGAAAGTTCAGTTATATATTGAAGATGTTCAAGTTGATTTATTTGATGATGAAATCATAGAATTAACCTCAACGATTCAGGATGTTAGAGATATCGGTAAAGTATTCACTGATTACTCACAAACCTTTACTGTACCTGCATCTAAGACGAATAATAAAATATTTAGACACTACTACAACTACCATATAACTGGTGGTGCTTTTGATAATAGAGTCAAAAAGTCTGCTGAAATACAAATAAACTACACACCTTTCAAGTTAGGAAAAATCTATCTTAATAGTGTTAAGATGAAAATGAATAAGGCTTATTCTTACGAGCTTATATTCTATGGTAATACTGTTTCATTGAAAGATATGTTAGGGGATGATGAGTTAACTGATTTATCTTACCTAAGCAATTTTGATCACGAATATGATGAGGTCACAGTTAGGGATGGATTCATAAATGGTTTGGATTTTACTGTAGATACAGTATCTAAGCCAGACTCCATAATATACCCACTAATAACAACCGAAAAAAGGTTATTCTATAATTCAGATGATCCAGTTTCAAGTGATTTTTTCGATTCATCAGGTAATATTTATCACAATCCATCAGTTTCAAAGCAGGATTTTAGAGGTCTTGAATATACGGATTTAAAACCTGCAATAAGACTGATAAATTTAATTGAGGCTATAGAGAGTCAATATGATATTCAATTCACCAGATCAATAAGAAAATCTGACGGAACTGATAGAAAAACATTCTTTGACTCTGAAGCATTTATTGGGGACGATACAACTAATTACTATGGGCTATATATGTGGTTACATAGAAACAAGGGAGATTTATTTGAATATGATATAGAAGGGGAACAGTTAACCTCCACATTAGATGACTTTGTGGCTTTACCAGGTAACTATGGTAATACAAGTTTTTCTGACGATGTTATGACTGTAGATATATCTGACCTACCAGAAACATCATATGTTGAGGGTTACAATGTAAGGTTCTTTGTTTATCCAGACAGTTCTTCTATTGACAAACAATACACAATAAGTATAGTAAATAGTCTAACTAACGAGGTTTTATCATCTAGACAGGGGGATGGCAATCTATCTGTTCAAATAAACATAGATGAGGAGATAAGAGCTAAAAGATACTTTAAATTCCTTATCACCTCTACAGAGACTATCGTTTTTGACACCTCGAATAAACCTAGAGTTGAATTTTCTACATTTGATAATGATAGAAATCCAGTCGAGGTTGATCAATGGGAGTCTAATAATAACTCTATAGTTAATGAGGTTTTGATGAGTCAGGTCTTCCCTAAAATGAAGGTTATAGACTTTCTGACTGGCTTGTTTAAAATGTTCAATCTTACTGCGTATTATATAGATGATTATGGCGATGTTAATTATGGAAAGATATACGTAGATACGTTAGATAACTTTTATTCAGATGCTATTCATAACCCGCTTGGAGGTCTTATTGATATTGATGATTATTTAGACATAAAAGAACATACGGTAGACTCTGTTTTGCCATATACTGACATTAAATTTGAATACCAACAAACAGATGTTGTTTTGATGGAGAATCACTTCGCTAGATTTAATGAGGTTTTTGGCGATTCAGAATATAATGTAAGGGATTTAATAAAAAGTAAAGAGGGTATCTATATAGATAGGGGAGGTAAGTATGAAATAAAACTTCCATTCTCTCATATGAAATATGAAAGACTTTATGATTTAGGGGAGAATATACCTCAAGGTCAAACTGCCGATACAAGTATTCAATGGGGGTATTGTGCTACTGGGGAGTTTAATGCTGATCAGAGTGTTAATCCACCGACTGGTGATTATGACAGAACAACAATAGCTCCTTTAATATTTTATGCAATATCAGAAGGGACAGGTTCTACTAAAAAAATAAATTGGATATCAACTCAGACACCAACAGGTATAGATACATATTGGAGACCTTCAAACAGTTATGATGATGGAACACCAACATTCTTTAATGAAGGGTTAGGGGAGATATCCGTAGGGACTCCACCTAAGTACTCACTAAACTTTGATCAAGAATTTGATGAATGGCAGAATGAGAATTATGGGGAAGAGACTAACTCCATCTTTAATGTGTACTATAAAAACTACATAGAAAGCGTATTTAATGCTGCTAAGAGGATGTTCAAGGTTACCGTGCATCTACCCACTAGGATAGTTGTAAACCTAAGGTTAAACGACCAAGTTCAGATACAAGATAAGATTTTTAGGATTAATTCTATAACTATAAATCTTAATACTGGCAAGTCAGAAATAGAATTATTGAACATATTTTCAAATGAGATAGTGGAATGATAAGAGAACTAGTAGACCTATTGAAGGCTGATGATTTTTATGGGGTTGATCCTATAATAGATATAGCTAAAGGAAAATACAAAGCCCCTACAAAAATAAAAGAACTAAAGGAATCTGTAAAACGAAGAGCAAATGGCTAATGAAACAAAAAAACTTACTTATATCGTTGAGATTAACAATAAGGGTAAAGTAAAGATAGATGGCTTAACAAAGGGATTTGTAAAAGCCGAAACTGCAGTAAAAAGGTTAAACACAGAATTACAAAAAACCACAAAGGACGGTCTTAATCCAATGATTGACAAGACTGGTCTTGCAGGTGCTACAGTTGTTGAACTTGGTAGAACTATATCTGATTCAAACTATGGCATCAGGGGTATGGCAAATAACTTATCTCAGCTATCTACACTTATGATTACGTTAATAACAACCACTGGGGGTGTTGTTAATGGATTTAAAGCTATTTGGGCTGCACTGTCAGGCCCTTTAGGTGTTATAATTGTGTTTCAAACCCTTATAGCTCTATACGAGAAATACACTATGGAATCTGATAAAGCCGAAAAATCAGCAGGAGATTTCTCTAAAGCAATATCAGATTCTAAAGAGGATTTGTCAGGCTATTTAACAATAATAGAGGATATAGTTTTGACTCAATCTCAATTAAACACTTTACTAGAAGGGGCTGCTGCTTCTGATAAGGCATTTTATGATTCCCTAGCAAAAAGTAATTTATCTCAAGATGAAAGAAATGAGAAAATAAAACAATACCTATCATTAAGTAATTTAGTTGCCACAGTTGAGGGAAATTTAAAAGAAGTTAGATCTGAACTTCAAGAGCAGGGAAATATATCTTCTCTTGAGGAAATACAAAATCTTGAGAAAAAAATAAAGAAAGAGGAAGAAATCGCCAAAAGATTGGTGAAAACAGATAGAGCTACTGCAGAGGCTTCAATAGGTTTGTTAAAAACGGAATTGGCTGCTGAAAAAGAAAAGGCCAGTGAAGTCGTTAAGCTCAGACTTAGAGAGGCTGAGTTATTTCAAATTTTAGCAAAATATAGACAAGATCAACTAGACTTAACTAAAAAGGAGAAAGCTACCAAAAATCCAAGAGTAAAAGCCTTAGAGCTAGAGATTGATCTTAGAAGAAAGTTTTTCCTTCTTGACGAAGAGGGTAGAACTGAAATGATTAGGGGGTATAAAGAGTATATGAAGGAAGCCTTTAGTCGTATGACGGAAGGGACTGATGCATTTTTTGATAATATAAAATATTTAAGTGAATTAGAAAGAGAGGCAGAGAAAAGGAGAGAGGAATCTCTCAAAAAGGGTTTAGCTTTTATAAAGGAAGAGGCTAGAGAGATAAATGATATTTTTAAGTCAACTCAACAAGCATTTGGAAGCATTAGTGACGTTATTATGTCATATCACGATGTTAGAATGGAGGCTTTAGCTAGAGAGCGAGACTACATACTAAATTCAGGAAGACTTAGCGGTGAGCAACAAAGAAAAGCTATTGCTGATATAGAAATAAGAGAATTAGCTGCTCAAAAGAGAAAAATAAAGGCTGAGAGAGAATTATTCACCATTAAACAATCTTTACTTATTGCTGAAGAGATAATGAATGCTAAAGCTGACCTAAGGGCTAACGCCAGAAAAATGGGGCTGCAGCTTTCTCAAATTGGTTCTGAGGCTGCTGTTCAGGCAGGTAAGGCGCAAATGTCTATAGGGGCTTTTGCTGCTGAAGGAGGATTGAAAGGAATGGCTGCTTATGCGATATCTATCGTAGGAATGTTAGCTTCTATTGCTGCTGCAAGAAGAAAGGCTAAGGCACAGTTAATGGCATTAGGCGCACCCTCATCAGGTGGTGGAGGAGGAATGGGTGTAGAAGCCCCAGACTTCAATGTAGTGGGCGCATCCCCTGAATCACAGTTAGCTCAAACCGTCTCTGAGCAGCAAGAAAAGCCATTAAGAGCATTTGTGGTTCATAAAGATATCAAAAACGCAAACAGCTTAGATAGAACTATCACAGAGACGAGTGCATTAGGTTAAATCTAAAACGAATACAATCAAAATAGTTAATTATATATGGAACGCATTATAGAACTTATTATTGACGAAGAAAACGAGTTTAGCGGTATTGAAGCTATCTCAGTTGTAGAAAACCCTGCTATAGAGGAGGATTTTATAGCTTTAAAGGAGCATAAGGAAGTAAAACTTGCCGAAGTAGATAAAGAGAAGAGAATCTTGATGGGTGCAGCCTTAATTCCTAATAAAAAGATATATAGAAACAGTGGTGAGGAGGAATATTACATATTCTTCTCTGAAGATACCGTTAGAAAAGCTTCTGAGCTGTTTTTAATGAAGGGTAATCAAAATAACAGCACTTTAGAGCATAATGTAGAGCTTGAAGGTATGTCTGTAGTCGAATCTTGGATTATAGAGGACGAAACTAAAGATAAGTCAAGGAAGTATAACTTCGATTTACCAGTAGGTACTTGGATGGTCTCTGTAAAAGTCAATAATGATGACGTTTGGGATCAAGTTAAGGCAGGTGAAGTAAAAGGCTTTTCTATAGAAGGTTATTTTGCAGACAAAATGGAGCGTCCTAAGGAGTCTTTACCTGAGCAAATGTGTTCTGAGTGTCTAGAAGAATTAAACGCTGAATACGAGCTTCTAGAAGCCTTAGAGAGCCTATCTGAAGAGGTGGAGTTAGAGTCTTATGGAGGATATCCTGAATCTGCATCAAATAATGCTAAGTTAGGTATCAAAAGGAATAAAGAATTAGGTAATAAGTGCGCAACTCAAGTAGGTAAGGTTCGTGGACAGCAATTAGCTCGAGGTGAGAAGTTCACCCTACCAACTTTGAAGAGGATTTACTCTTATCTAAGTAGAGCTGCTGAATATTATGATCCTAGTAAGCCTGAGGCTTGCGGAACTATTAGTTATCTCTTATGGGGCGGTAAAAGTATGCTTAATTGGACTGAATCTAAGCTAAAAGGTTTAGAAGCTGCTGAAGTAGGCCCAAAAGGAGGTATTAAGTCTTCACCTAAAGCACCCAAGTCAGACACAAAGAATCCCAATCCAAAAGGTAAGGGTAGTGCAAAGGGTGATGCTAGTGGAAAGACTGGTGCAAAGGTTTCTGCTAAGGACAGGGCTACACTTCAGAGTAAAGCGGATGAATTTAACGAAAGATATAAAGAAAAACTAGGTTATGGTGCAACCGTTGGTGCTTTGGCAAGTGTATTTCAAAGAGGTTTGGGTGCATTTAACACTAGTAGATCACCTCAAGTAAAGTCAGCTTCACAATGGGCATTTGCTAGAGTCAATGCGTTCCTTTATTTATTGAAGAATGGTAGACCTCAGAATGCTAAGTACACAACTGATTATGATTTATTACCAAATAAACACCCTAAATCCAGTAAAAAATAATGCCTACAAATAAAAACACTTCATATAGAGTTCACGTTCAAGATACCACAGAGGCTGAGGTAGCTTCAGTAAATATAGAGAATGGAGCAATGACTCGAACAGACAACGCTCTGTATATGGGTCATAATAACGAAAATGTAATTGTATATCCACAAACAGGTGCAACTAATTTAGGTTGGGCTAGATATGACGATACAGAATATGATTCTAATTACAAACTAACACTTGTACAAGATACAGAAGTGGTATTATCTAACAATGGCGGAAACGTAGTAAGAAGTCATTCAAGTATAAACTTTTATGATTCATCTACTCAAAAGGTGTTAGGTGTTAATGAAAATGACGTTTATATTTTTACAGTAGCTTTTAAAGCATCTGCTGCTAATGCAAACCAAACATTCTTAGAATACAATTTAGAGGGTAGCGGTCAAATATCAAGAGTGGCAGGGACTATTGCTTATCCAAAGGGAAATGATGCAGAACACGTTGAGAACATAATGATGCAATATTACACAGATGCAACATTTGTAGCTAATGGAGTTCAATTAAAAGTTAACTCTGTTGGTGGTGATTCCTTAATATGGGATGTTATTTACTTTATACAACGTACACAAAACGCAGGTTAATGAAAAAGAGAATGAAAGCTACACCAAGCTACTCTTCACCTAAAGGTGGTAGTAGAGGCTGTCTATGTAGAGATGGTAAAACGTATTCAAAAAAATGTTGTGATGGCTCTTTACAGGCTCAAGGTATCGGTAATATAACTGGTGACGGTACTTGAAAATACAACAGTTTAATTTTAATCAGTAATAATTATAAACATCAATTTTTATGAAAGCAACAGAAATCGTTTCTAAACTAAAGGACGTGCTTTTGTCTTCAACTGAAGAGGTGGAAACTCAAGATATTGCACAAGAAGAAGTGCAAGAGGAAGTACAGGAAGAGGTACAGCTTGAAGCGAACACTGAAGAAGTAAAAGAAGACGAGGTACAACTAGAGGAAGCCCCAGAAGTGGAGGCTACTGAAGAGGTTGAGGCTGAAGAAGCTGAAATGTCTTATGCGACCAAAGAAGAACTAGCGGAAGTTAGAGCTATGGTTGAAAAAATGATGGGTCAGTTAGAAGCTAAAGAAGAGTCTAAGCAGGAAGTTCCTCAAGAACTTTCTTCTGATGAAGCTCCTTTAACTCACAGCCCAGAAAATGCAACAGAGAATAAGAATTTACATTTATATTCTCAGAGCGCACCTAGAACAACTCTTGATAGAGTTTTAGCTAGACTAAACAAATAATAAAAACAACTAAATTTAATTAAAATGCCAACAACTACATCAATTTCTACTACTTATGCAGGTGAGTTTGCAGGTGAATATATCGCTGCTGCTCTACTTGAAGGTTCTACTATCTCGAATGGTGGTATTACCGTTAAGCCAAATGTAAAATTAAAAGAGGTGATCAAGAAAGTTTCTACAGATGATATCGTAAAAGATGCATCTTGTGATTTTGATCCTACTTCTACAATTACATTAGAAGAGAGAATCCTTCAGCCAGAAGAGCAACAAGTCAACTTACAATTATGTAAGAAAGACTTTATCTCTGATTGGGAAGCTCTTTCTATGGGGTATTCAGCTCACAGCGATATGCCCTCTAAATTCTCTGACTTCTTACTTGCACACGTTGCAGCTAAAGTTGCTCAAAGAACAGAAACTTCTATCTGGACTGGGGACACTTCTACATCTGGACAATTCAATGGACTATCTACTTTATTGGCTGCTGATGCTGCTTTGCCACAGGCAAATGAAATCGCAGGTACAACTGTAGATGCTGCCAATGTAATTGCACAGCTTGGTTCTATCGTAGATGCTATTCCTTCAACTCTTTACGGAAGCGAAGACTTAAACCTATATGTATCTCAAAACATTGCTAGAGCTTATGTAAGAGCTTTAGGTGGATTTGGAACATCAGGATTAGGTGCTAATGGTACAAACGCTATGGGTACTCAATGGTGGAACAACGGAAGTTTAACTTTTGACGGAGTTAAAATCTTTGTTGCAAACGGATTAGGTGCTAACACTGCTGTTGCTGCTGAGAAGTCTAACATTTTCTTCGGTACAGGTCTTTTATCTGACCATAACGAAGTTAAAGTTATTGATATGGCTGACATCGATGGTTCTCAAAACGTGAGAGTTGTAATGAGATTTACAGCAGGTGTACAGTATGGTATTGTTGATGACATCGTAACTTACGGTATCACTAACTCTGCTAACGACTAATAATAGATAATTAATTAACTTAAAAGGGTGGGTGAGCCAAATGTGCCTACTCACCCTTTTTTAATACTAAAAATATGGCTTGTGATTTAACAAAAGGTAGAAAAGAACCTTGTAAAGATGTGGTTGGAGGTCTTAGAGCAGTATATTTCGTTGATTTTGGCGATTTAGGTACTGTAACTAAGACTGACGATGAAATTACAGATTTATCAGGAACTTTCACTGCTTTCAAATATGAATTGAAAGGTGCGAGTAGCTTTGAGCAAAACGTAACCTCTTCAAGAGAGAATGGTACAACATTCTTTGAGCAAACGCTAAACTTAACCTTGAAAAAGTTGTCTAAAGAAGACCATAAAGAGATTAAGTTATTAGCTTACGGAAGACCTCACGTTGCTGTTGAAGACTATAATGGAAATGTATTCCTAATGGGTCTTGAACACGGAGCTGATGTGTCTGGGGGAACAATTGTTACAGGAACTGCTATGGGAGATTTAAGTGGATATACACTTACCTTATCTACTATGGAAGTTGAACCTGCTAACTTTATTGCTTCACCTACTGCTGCTGATCCATTTGCAGGAATGAGTAGTGCAACTGTTACTATTACTGAGGGAACTAATTCTTAATAGTATTCATTTGATAATTGAAAGGGGGGTTGCATAAATGTAACCCTCTTTTTTTTGAACATAAACAACCTTTTATAGTTATACTTATATGATAAGGTTATTACCAAATACAGATAGTCAAACCATAAGTATTATTCCGAGAGAATATACTGAGGCTAATGATTTAGAGTTAGTAATAAAAGAAGACGGAACAGAAAAAACAGAGACTTTAAGTTCACTAACCTCTGTAATTAATGGTAATTTCTTAGACATAGATTGCACCTTTAGTATTCTGTCTGAAGATAGCAGTTATTCCATAGAGATAAAGCAAGGTGAAGTTTTACTTTATAGAGATAAGATTTATTGCACGTCTAAAACAGATACTACAATATCTCACACTTTAAACACAGATGAATATAATAACTATGATTCTGATGAAGCAGGGCAACAATATATAATGATATGAGTCGAAGAACAATAAAATCAGCAAGAAAAATACAAGCCTCCAAAGAGGTGAATCCTAGTTTAAGGGTGGTTAATTTATCTGGCTATGAAGTACCAACAGTAAAAGAGAATGCTCGAAAAGATTGGGTTGAATATGGGGATAACAATGATTATTTCTCTGATCTTATAGAGAGGTATTTAGGTAGTCCTACAAACTCAAGATGTATCAATGGTATTGTTGATATGGTTTATGGTAGAGGACTAAACGCAACAGACTCAACAGAGAAGCCTGAGATGTTTGGTAAGATGCAGAGTGTTCTCAGACCTGGTGATGTTAAGAGAATGGTTAATGACCTTAAAATGTTAGGTCAATCTGCTATTCAAGTTGTTTACAAAAAAGGTAAGAAAGAAATATCTGGATTGTATCACTTCCCTATGGAAACGCTAAGAGCTGAGAAAGCTAAAGACGGTAAGGTTAAGGGGTACTATTATCACCCAGATTGGGCCAATATAAAGCCATCTGACAAACCTAAAAGAATACCTTCATATAAAAATGGTGGTAGATCAGAGACTATCGAGATATATTGCGTTAAACCATATAGAGCAGGGTTTTATTATTATTCACCTGTAGATTATCAAGGGTGTTTACAGTACTGTTCTCTAGA